GATTAATAGTTACGTTTCATAATACCGCAGTAGTTCAGGTAGTAAATGATAGATACGTAATATTAAATAGTGGTGGCTGGGACACACCTACAACCAAGCGCAGAATGAACCAAGCGAGCGAGGTATACAAATTAAATTACTTAGTATATCAAAAGGGCTGGGTCTGGTATGTGCAAACACCTAAGCAAGTAAGCGAATTTAAAGATAATATTATTATAGATAAATATACAGGTGATATATTATATAGACTTCCATAGTTCGCACTATACTAAGCCCGCAATAAACCCCACAAAAAAAGCCCCGACTGTAATGGTTGGGGCTTGTCTTTTATATATATAACATTAAAAAAATTACATTAGATTATAATGTGCTGTAAAATTTACAGAATTTTCAACCTAGTGAAGAGGGTAGGGCAGGCACAACGCCCCGTGTACCTATGTAAAGAAACACTCACACACATTCTAATACTATTTTTAAAAGTTTACTATTTTTATATGCTATTACTTTTTCTTTACTAATTATTATAGCTGTTTTGGTGAGTTTTGGGTAGAGACTATCTAATCCCCTTATTATAAACAAAGAGATTAGTCTCAATTCCCATATAGCTGTTTCGGAGCCTGTTTCTTATGGTAGGGTAATCTTTTCTGTTACTAGCTCAATTACCTTCGACTTGCTTCTGACTGTGTAACTAATCCCCTTCTAGTAGTCAATTGTTGTGCGCTATACGCTAGAAGTGTCTAACCAACCCATATAGCATAGCAATATTACAAAATAATAATTATTCTATGCAATCATTATTAATACGATGTATATTATTTTATGGAATTAAAAAACATAAAAGGCGTAGAACACAGACTTTATGATAGTTATGATGAGTTCAAGGCCTTTCAAGGTGCATTAACTCCTAAAGATAACTGGCGTGAAGCCAATGAAGGTGACTGGGTTTACACAGATGACCATTATGTAGTACAAATACTTAAAGTATACTACATTACAGTGCCAAATTCTAAAGAAAAACGCAAATGTGTGCGCACTATATGCGGTAGTTTTGTCTGTAAGCAGAAAAATGCTAAAATATTAGGCGAAAATGGTATTGCAGAGAACATTTACACGTTTTCTGGCAATTATGAGTCAATAAATAAGATACGTTCTACTAAATTGTCATCTAAAAAGCTATTATTTGCTAAATATGTAGCGGCAGGCATAGATATGGAAGAAGCATACAGACGTGTCTACCCAAAAGCAAACGATACGCAGTATATCCGCAATGCGGCTAACAAATTATTACAACAAAAAAAGGTAATGCAAATGGTAAAAGAAGAAATATCCTTAATCTTAAAAGAAGAAGGTGTAACACCAGAGTATATTATACAAAAGTATAAAGATATAGCAGATGTTTCTGATAGAGACCAAGACAGACTTAGAAGTCTAGACGCTTTAGCTAAGATGTCTGGTTTATTTGAAACTGAAAAGAAACGTGAAGAGTTAACTGTATGGGCTGGTTTTAGCCCTGAACAACTGGAGGCTATTAAAGGTGGCGAAACCAAAGTACTTGCACATAAAGAAAAAGAGTGAAATATCTAACAAGATAGACCCTTGCCCTGTATGTGAAAAAAATTTATATTATGATGAAAACGCTAGTAAAAGAATAGGCGTTATTGAAGAAAATGGTGAGATAGAGTCTTGGAAATGTCCAGCTTGTAAATCAGAGTTTGATTTGCAAGATAATATTTTGTATATTTATGGCAGCGAAACAGAAGGTGGACAAGCATGAAAACTAGAGATGCAAGACTAAGGCGAGCTGGAGTCAGTGGTTATAATAAACCTAAACGTACCCCTAATCATCCTAAAAAATCTCACATTGTTGTTGCTAAAGAAGGTAACAAAGTTAAAACTATAAGATTTGGTCAGCAAGGTGTAAGAACCGCTGGCAAACCTAAGAAAGGCGAGTCTCAAAAACAAAAGAATAGAAGAAAGTCTTTTAAAGCTAGACACGCTAAAAACATTGCTAAAGGCAAAATGTCTGCAGCATATTGGGCTAACAAAGAAAAATGGTAAGGAGTTTACATGGCTAGAGGTAAAAAGAGTACAGTAAATAAAGCAGGCAACTACACTAAGCCTACAATGCGTAAAAACTTGTTTAATAAAATAAAAGCAGGTAGTAAAGGTGGTCCACGTGGTGTATGGAGTGCGCGTAAAGCACAAATGCTTGCACGTGAATATAAGAAAAAAGGCGGAGGATATAAGTAATGCCAGGATATTCTAAAAAACAAATGAAGATTGCACAAGCAGCAGAACCAAGAAATAAAATTACTGGCGCTGACTTTAAAGCTTTGAAAGCTAATGATGCTCGTAAACGTATGAAGAATATGAAAGCATAATGGCTTTAAAGAAATCACAAAAGTCTTTAAAAAATTGGACAGACCAAGAGTGGGACTACATTAATGCTTCTGATAGGCGTAAACCTAAAAAAGACAGAGGTAGGTATTTACCTAAATCTGTTAGGCAAGGTTTGACTGCTTCGCAAAAAGCTAGTGAAAATAGGAAAAAACGTAAAGCAACTCGTTCTGGTAAAGTAAAAGCTAAGTATGGTAAAGCAGTTAGAAGTAAAATGAGAGGTATGTAGTGATAGTTAAAAAAATTGATATAGGTTCTTTAATTACTATGGGCGTAGTTATAATTGGTGCAGCAATATCTTATGGAACAAATTTTAATAAAATAAACAATTTAGAACAAGAACAACAACATGTTGTTAAAAAAGTACAAAACAATGTAGACAACATTGTAAATTTAAAAGTAAGCGTTGCAAAAATAGAAACGCAATTAGATAACAGGTTTGATAGACTAGAAGAAATATTAATGGAGTTAGAATGAAAATAAAAGGTGTTGATGTATCAGGATTAAATTTAAGACAAAGAAATGCGATGGAAAGACATTCCGTCCATCATACAGGCAATCATTTAAAGTCTATGGTTGACGCTATGAAAAAAGGAGCAACTTTTAGCCAATCTCATAAAATGGCTATGAAAAAGGTTGGTAAGTAATTGGTTTTAACTAAAATGGTTATAAATGCTGTTGCTAGCAAATTAACAAAACATTTTAGATTAGACAAAATAATGTCTTATGTTTTTGATGACAATGAATTAGACAAAAAAACAAGAGAGCTTGAAGGTAGAGTTGAATTATTAGAGACTATGCTGAAGATGTCTAAAAACTTTATATGTGAATGTGGTAAGGAGAAATAATGCCAAAATTTGGGAGCAGGTCAAGAAAGAACCTGGCAACATGCGATGAAGATTTACAAGATTTATTTAACGAAGTTATCAAACACGTTGATTGTTCAGTTATTGAAGGACACAGAAGTAAAGAAAGGCAGAACAAGTTATATGAAGAAGGGAAGACTAAGGTCAGATACCCAGATGGTCGTCATAATTCTAATCCTAGCAGGGCTGTCGATGTGGTCCCTTACCCTATTGATTGGAATGATAGGGAGCGTTTCCACTTATTTGCTGGATTTGTCTTGGGCGTTGCTCAGTCTATGGAAATAAATATTCGCTGGGGAGGCGATTGGAACAAAAACTTTGAGGTAGATGATAATAATTTTGATGATTTTCCTCATTTTGAACTTATGAAAGATTTTTAGTATGAAACAAAAACAAGCAGGATATAATTACGAAGAGTTTAAATCTCAACCTTTTCGTGAGCGTAATCTTTTAGAGGCTATATATAACTATGGTGCATACGGTGTATCTCCTAGTGAACTAAAAGGCGCACATTCAGAAATAGATAAATTAATAGAAAATGCAGACCCTAAAGCTAAAATAGCAGAAGTTGCAACTATATCTATGGGTAGAGACTTAGAAAGATTATTTAGAGTTTTAAACCCAGATAGTACAGTAAAGATGATTTCTGTTCTTGGTGACAGGTTTCTCGATGACGAGCAATTTGGTAGTTTAGATGCTGGTCTTCGTGCTAGAGCTATTAAATCAATGAATGAAAGGCCAGAATATAAAGGGATGGACAAAAATTTAGCTGCATTTTTATTAGCAGCAGCAAGAAATAATCCTTATCAACCTTAATGGCTAATTTAAATCTTAACGGTAATGTAAGTAAAAATGAAGAAGCTCTTCATTTAGCTTACAATGATTTAATTACATTTGGAAAACTTTTTAGCCCGCAAGACTTTTTAGCATCAGCAACACCACATTTCCATAGAGAAGTTGGTAAATTATTTTTAAATCCACAAAAACAACAGTTAGCACTAGTATTACCTAGAGACCATGCAAAATCTACTTTAGCTGCTACTGCTATTATGCATAAGTTTTTGTTTGCAAGCAAAGATGAACCACAGTTTATAGCGTGGGTAGGTGAGGCACAAGACCAAGCTGTAGACAATATATCTTGGATTCAAAACCATATATATAGCAATCCAGCTATACATTATTACTTTGGGGACCTTGAAGGCGATAAGTGGACTAAAACAGAGTTTACACTTAAAAATGGTTGCAGAATGATTGGCAAGGGTGCTTCGCAAAGATTACGTGGTAAAAAACAAAACTCTACAAGATATACTGGAATTGTGTTAGATGACTTTGAGTCAGAGCTAAATACTAAAACTCCTGACTCTAGACGTCAAATTAAAGAGTGGGTTACAGCTGCGGTATATCCAGCTATTGATTTTGATAAAAAAGGATTTTTATGGTGTAATGGAACTATTGTTCATTATGATAGTTTTTTAAATGGACTTGTTACTAAACATCAAGAATGTCAAAAAACAGGTGAAGAGTTTGCATGGGAAGTGTTTACTAGAAAAGCTATAGAGGATGGTAGTCCTATATGGCCTTCTAGGTGGCCTATTAAAAAATTAGAAGAACGTAAACAGTTTTATATAGACTCAGGCACACCTGCAAAGTTTTACCAAGAATATATGAATCAGGCAAAATCGCCTGAAGACCAAATATTTAGCGAGGAAGATATAAATAATGCACAGTATAAAGGTTATGCTAGATATGACCAAGAGTATGATTCTTGGTATATCAAGATGGATGACGGGAGAAAAGAGTACGTTAATATATACATTGGTGTTGACCCTGCCTCAACAGTTGGTGTTAGGAACGACTATAGTGTTATTATGGTTATTGGCGTTACTGATAGCTATGATTACTATGTTATTGAATATTGGCGGGAACGAGTTTTACCTATGGACTGTGCAGACAAGATATTTGAAATCGCAAAACGATACCAGCCGATACGAAGAATAAATATAGAAACTATAGCATATCAAGAAATGTTAAGAGATTATGTTATGAAACGCAGTAAAAGTGAGGGAATGTTTTTACCAGGCATAGAAAAAGGTATTAAAAATTACAATCAAAAGAAAAAGGATAGATTATTTGAAGGGCTTCAGCCAATGTTTAAAGCAGGCGCTGTACATATTAAAAAAGAAATGCATGAGTTTATAGGTGAATTGCTTGATTTTCCAAAGGGAAGTCATGATGATACTATTGATGCATTTTGGCTGGCTACACAGTTTGCTAAAGGTCAACCTAAACGTAAAAAGAAAAATAAAAACAATTCTGGCGTTTGGACAAAACCACGTAAAGCATATAATTGGTTGACTGGAGCTAGGAAATAATACTATATTATACACTATGATACAAGAAGATTTAAGAGTAAAAGAAATAAATGAGTTGTTTGATAGATGGAGAGACGCCAGGCAAGACTGGGATGTAGCCGCTAGAGAAGATATTGACTTTTATTTAGGTAATCATTTTTCACAATCAGAGCTTGATGAGTTAGATTCACGCAATCAGTCGTCTATGCCTATGGATAGACTGTATGCTGCTATTGAACAGTTCAAAGCAATTGTTACATCTAAGCAGCCTAAGTTTAGCGCAGTAGGTAGAGAAGACTCTGATAACAAATTAGCAAACGTATGGAAGACTATACTAGAATATGTATGGGATAAATCAGATGGTAACGAAGTATTTAAACAAGTTGTTCATGATTATGCTGTTACTGGTCTTGGTTATTTTTATGCATATCTAGATAGAGATGCTGATTTTGGTAGAGGTGAAGTTAAATTTACTTATGTAGACCCATTTAGAGTTTATGTAGACCCTAATTCTAGACATAAGTATTTTGATGATGCTTCAGGTATTATAGTGTCAACTATATTAACAAGACAGCAGTTAATAGATTTATATCCACAAATGAGTCAAACTATAAGTGAAGACTCAGAAAAATTATTAATAGATGAGATAGAAACATTTAACAAGGAGGAGGACTATCCTGATGCAACTAATAGAACGACTATGGAAAGCTTTACGCCAGACAATTCAAAAGATAAAGACTATCATATTGAAAAGTATAGATTACTTGAACATTACAAAAAGGTAAGAGTACCTTATTATAGGGTTGTTGATTCTAGAACTGGCGATGAAAGAATAATGACTCAAGAACAATTTGCTGCAATGGCAGAAGATAGAGATTTTGCTGCGGCTATAGAGTCTGGACTTATTGATTTTGTTGAAGTAACACAAACAAGAATTAAATTAACATCTACTGTTGGTCAAATAGTATTGTATGAAATGATATGTGATACAGATATATATCCTGTTATACCAGTACCAAACATATGGACCAACACACCATACCCAATGAGTGACGTTAGAAAAAATAAAGCATTTCAAAGGTTCCTCAACAAGACGGTTTCCCTCATTACATCACACGCGCAGGCTTCAGCAGGCTTGAAGCTTTTAGTTCCCCAAGGTAGTGTTAGCGATATTGAAGAACTAGAGCGAGATTGGGCGAATCCTAATGCTACTATCGAATACGACCCATCTTTTGGGGAGCCTCATTTTCCTTCACCACAACCATTATCAGGCAGTATATTAACACTACCTAAAATGATTGAAGGTTATATTGATTTAAACATTGGTATATTTGAAATGATGCAAGGTAGTACAGATGCGGCACCTAGAACATACTCAGCTACTATGATGATGGAAAATGTTGGACAAAGACGTTCAAAGTCTAAGCTGAGAGATATTGAAGGGTCAATGAAAAGATTAGGTCAAGTTGTATATAATATGGCTAGACAACATTATAGATTTAAGAAAACATTTAGAATAGTACAGCCTAATAATGATATAAGTGAGTTTACAGTAAATGCTCGTTTATATGATGATAAAACTAATGAGTTGATTTCAATTGAAAATGATATTACAGTAGGTCAATTTGATGTGCGTATACTTGGTGGTTCTACACTACCATCTAATAAGTATGGTGAGTTCCAATTATATATGGAAGCTTATCAAGCAGGCTTAATAGATAGAGTAGAAGCGCTTAAAAAGACTGAAATCTTTGACAAAGAAGGAGTATTGCAAAGAACTGACGAAGTTAGTAAATTACAGGGTATGCTTGCACAGGCGCAAGAACAACTTAAAAAGCTTTCAGGCGACTTACAAACTGCAGATAGAGAAAGTGTTGCAGCTAGAAAACGTACTGAAGTTGAAAAATTCAAAAGCCAATTGGCGGAGCAAAAATTTGAAAGCAAAGCCCAAACAAGATTGGCAACAGGTAGGTTAAAAGACGCAGTGAAACTTGAATCCGAGAGATTACGTATAAATGGTAGTCAAGCTCAACAAGGTGACGAGACATTGCAGGAAGGATAACTAATGAGTGACGCATATGAAAACGGACATCAAGAAGGTGAAACCGTTGATAATGTAGGGCAAGACGAAAGTGTTAATACGCAAGAGACTTCTGGAAACTGGGAAGAACAAGCAAAGTACTTCCAAAGTGAAAAGGATAAACTCGCAGCGGAAAACTCTCAACTAAAGAAATATGAAAAAATAGGACAATTGTTGGAATCTCGTCCAGATATAACCAAAGCCATTACTGGTATGGTACAAGGACAAGGTCAACCAACAGAACCTGAACGTATAACTTTAGATAAAGATGAATTTGACCCATGGGAAGCCTATAATGACCCACAGTCTAAATCGTACAAGTTCAGACAACAAGAACTACAGGACTCTATAAATGGAGCTGTTAACCAACAAATACAGGGACTTCAAAAAAGTCAAGGCGAAATGCAGTTAAAGACCGAACTACAACAAAGAGGGTTAAACCCAGAAGAAGTAGACTCTTTTATGAATTTTGCAGCACAAAATCCTGCTGAGTATGGTGTTGATGGTGCTATTAAAATGTGGAGAGCTGTTATGGAGTCTGGAGACAATCAGCAAGTAGAAAGACCACTTGATAGTATTCGTCAAACGCAGGGTACACCTGCACAAGGTGGAGTATTACAAGGTCAAGCACCTCAAACTCCTAAAAGTGACGAAGACTCTATGTGGGATAGAGTACAAAAAGCTGGTAGTCGTACGAATGTATTGTAAATAATATAAAACGGTAAAGGAGATAACATGCCGACATTTAATCAAGGGCAAGTTAATTTTGGAACTCCAGGGAGCAATACTACAGACAGTGCTAGTTTAAGTACAAGAAGACTGTATGACTTTAGCGATAGAATCGCAGATTTAGCCCCAGACGAGTCACCATTTTTTGTATACTTGTCAAAAGTAGGAAAAGTACCTACAACTGATTCTCAGTTTAGGTTTTTAGAAGATAGAACAAAAGTTCACATGACAGACCGTAGCTTTTTAATTAAAGGTGGTCAAACATTAGCTGCTGCAGGTGGCAATACAACTTTATTAGTTGATACTTCAGGTGGTGCTAGTGTAGACTTTTTAATTAAAGGTATGGTTATACAGTTTGCACAAAATGTAAATAAAGGTGGCGGTCCAGATACAGAAGCTATTACTCAAGCTATGGGTAGAATTGAATCTGTTTCTCATGGCGCATCTGATACTTCAATTGTTGTAAAAACAGTTGAATCTTCTGGCGGTGGCGCAACAACATTAGACGACAATGGTGAAGCTGTTATTATTGGTACATCATATGAGCAAGGTTCTGGCGCACCAGATGTATTTTCACAAAAGTTAGATGATGGATTTGGTTACACTCAAATCTTTAAAACAGCTTGTGAAATGTCTAACACAGCTAGAGCTACTGTATACAGAGGGTATGCTGATGAATGGGATAGAATATGGAATCTTAAATTAAGAGAACATAAAATTGACATTGAAAGAGCAATGCTTTTTGGTATGAAAGGTAGTAGAAGCGGTATTCAATATACTGATGGTATAGTTGGTCATATTATTAAAAATGGAACAGTAACAGACGATGGTAGTATTGGTGCTTATGCTGAGTCTACACCATTTTTAGCTTCTTATTCTGCAGCTCAATTAACATTTGATGGTTTATTAACAGCATTTGAAACAATGTATGACCCTGCTAGAGGTGGTTCTGATAAAAAGCTTTGCTTAGTATCAAGACCAGTTATGTCTCACTTCAATAAGTTAAACGGTGGATTTATTTCTAATTCATTGTCTAATGATGACCAAAGATATAATTTCCCATCTAGTAAAGGTGCATTTGGACACACAGTGTTATCAGTTGATACTGTACATGGTTCAGCATCTATGGTAGCAGAGCCACTATTTAGAAACAATGCTTCTGGACATATGGCTTTTGTTGATTTAGACCAAGTAGCTTACAGACCATTAGTTGGTAACGGTTTAAATAGAGATACATCAATCACAACTAACGTGCAACAAGCAGACGAAGATTTACGTAAAGATATGATTCTAACAGAAGCAGGTCTTGAAGTAACTCTACCAGAAACTCATGCACTGATTAACTTGGAGGACGTGTAAGATGAGAAGTGATTTTTTAAATGAAAATAGTAATTTTACAGGTTCTCACAAATTAAAAGTAAAAGAACTTTTAGCAGCATCTACATTAACAGAAGCTGATTCTGGTTCTATATTTCTTTTAAATTCAGCTACAGAATTTGCAACAACTTTACCAGCAGTTGCTGACGCAGGTGCAGGTTGGTATTGTAAGTTTGTAGTTAAAGCTGCTCCTTCTAGTGCTTCATACACTGTTATAGAAGGTGAAGGCTCTGATGCTAATGTTATTATTGTTAACGGTATTAACGAATTAGAAGTTGATACTAGTGATGATGGTGTATCTAGCACTGGATGTTCAACAGTTACTTTTGCAGATGGCGTAGCTATCAAAGGTGATTTTATTGACGTTTGGTGTGATGGTTCTAACTATTACGTTTCAGGACAAACTAAAGCTGATGGTGGAATATCTGTTTCATAAACCAAAACAATAAGGTTTAATAGTTTTGTAGAACTATGGGGCATGTCATATAAAAGGCTTGCCCCGA